AATAATCGGGCTTCGGGAGCCGCTGGACTATGGCGATGGGCGAACAAAACAATCGTTCAAAGACGAGACCGATATACAAAAAATTATGGCCCGTGCCGATAGGGCCGGGACCATATCTCACCTGGAAAAATTCGAAGGCGTGTACGCAGACTACGCGGACTTCGATTTCCATGAACAAACTCAAAAATTAACGCAAGGTCGAGAAATCTTCGACCAATTACCAGCTGAACTTCGAAAAGAATTCGGCCAATCACCAGCAGCGTTCTTCTCTTACGTGAACGATCCGGCAAATAAAGACGAGCTCATGAAGAAACTGCCACCACTGGCGGAGCCAGGGCAACAAATGCTGTCGACAAAACCCGCGGATGCGGACACAGACGCTGCAGCAGCAGCGGCTGATAAGGTAGTGGCTCCGACCGCTACCCCTACCCCTGCCGAACCGGCAGCAGCGGCACCAGCCGCAACGATCGCGCCTCCCGCATCGTCTCCCGGATAGACGTATGTCATCCGGATAACAAACAAAGGGCCCGAAAGGGCCCTTTGTCGTAAATCTCAGATTTACACGACGCCGGGATCCCCGGCGACATAAGTACAGAACTACTCGATACTGTACTGGCGCACTGGTCCCAAACCATGCGCCAAACAAAAAAAAACAGCTAAGTAAACCCGGCCCCAGGGCGGGAACACCCGCGAGCGCGCGATATGCGTAGCGCAGCGAAGCAGAGAGCTATGCGAGCGGGAAAAAAACAATAAGAAAAACAAAAACTTAGCAAAAAACGGGTCGAAGACGCATCGACAAATGGTAAACGCTCCCACAAAATGGTCTCGTCTCTGGCGAGACCCAACGCTCGCGTCCGGGTTCTTATCCTCTACCCGGGCGCGGGCAACTCAATTAGGAGCATGAATATGCGACGCAGAAAAATGTCCAGACGTTCATCCCGGAAGAACTTCAAACGCGGTACGCGTACACACCGGAAAAATTCACAACGAGGCGGATACCGTCTCTAGATGCTTCAAATGTGGCCGATTAATTGACGGCTATTGGAGCGTCTGCATATGCCCTGCTTCAAACCGCTCAAAGGCTACAAGGACATCATCACCGGTGGACTTACATTCAATAAAAAAGGCACTGCGCAAACACTGGAAGTTGCTTGCGGTCAGTGCCTTGGCTGTCGCGTCGATCACCGCATCATGTGGGCAATCCGCATCATTCACGAAGCCCATGTGCACATGGATCAACATGGCAATTCATGGCTTACTCTTACCTATCGCGACGCTTCAGAATGCACCAATGAACAATATAAACTCGGCCAATATATACCAGCCGACTATTCACTCAGACCTTCTGACGTCTCCAAATTCTTCCGCGTACTCCGGAAGGAAAACCAACATAAAAAAATTAGATACTTCTACTGCGGAGAATACGGGGACGAAAATCACAGACCTCACTATCATGTATGTCTGTTCAATCACCAATTCAAAGATTAACAAATATTCGAGGACAACGAAGGGCTTTACACTTATACAAGCCCGTCGCTCGAGAAACTCTGGCCACACGGTTTCTCAACGGTGGCCGAACTTAATTTTCAAACCGCCAGTTATACGGCTGGCTATGCGGCAAAAAAAGTCACAGGAAAAAAAGCAGCGGAGCATTATCTCCGTTGCGACGAACACGGGGAAGCTTATTGGCTTCTCCCGGAATATATCCGCATGTCCACTGGACGGAACAAGCCTTGCGGCTTAGGAGCAGAGTATTACAAAAAATTCAAAACAGACTTTTTCCCATCGGACGAGTCGCCGGTGCCAGGGCACGGCGTCGTCCAATTCGTACCCAGGTATTACACGAATATCCTCGCTGCAGATGATCCTGGCACATATGCATTGGTACGAGACAGTCGGCAAAAGTTTATTAGCGACCATCGCGAGGACTTCACACCGGAACGACTGGAAGACAAATACATCAACGCACGTGCAAAGCAAAATCAACTAAAGAGGACTCTCTAATGAAATCACAAATCTATGCAATATTCGATATGGCCTCGGGCGTATACGAAAAACCTTTCTTCTCTCCCGCTGACGATATCGTCAGGCGGGAATTTTTAAATGTGGCCGTTGAAGCGGGCACACCTATATCAAAACATCCAAAAGACTATTCGCTGTGGCGTCTAGGAAACTTTGACGACAACACGGGGCTCGTACAAGACGAGACCAACGAATGTCTTTGCACAGCAATGGAAATAATCTCACAATCTCAACAAGTAGATACAGCGGCTATGGCCGCACTTGAAAAAAAGGTCAATGGTGATTTACCGGACCTTCACTGTAGGGACGACGAATGAGAACTCAACACGATTTTTCACAAACACCGAGCGTCAATGTACCTCGGTCAACTTTCAATCTATCGCATGGGCACAAGACAGCGTTTGACGCTGATCAGTTGGTGCCCATTTGTCAACCGATAGATATCATTCCCGGAGATACGTTCCGGGTGAATACAAACTTCTATATGCGGCTGGCAACGCCGCTATTCCCAATTCTCGATAATCTTTATTTCGATACGTTCGCGTTCTTTGTTCCGTACCGGACAATTTGGGTGAATCATGAAAGATTTCACGGCGCCCAGGATGACCCGGGCGACTCGATTTCTTTCACTATACCGCTACTCGCAACGGCGACTGCGATTGTGGCGGGGGAGCTGGCCGAGCAATTCGGCTTGCCGATCGGCTTCGTGGCAGACGATACAAATGCGAGCGCACTTCCATTTCGGGCGTACCGAAAAATATATAATGACTGGTTCCGGTCCGCGACGCTTCAAGATTCATTGTTAGTCGCGACGGATAATGGTCCAGACGACAATACAAAATCAGGACATCTGAATGTCCCGTTAATACGCGGGAAACGGTTTGACTATTTCACGTCGTGCTTACCTGCACCTCAACGGGGAACGGCGGTATCGTTGCCTTTAGGGACAACGGCAGATATTCATACGGCGGCAACGACAGCAAATGAAATCGGAATATTTTCGGTTCCAGTTGCACAGTTCCGATTACTTGATTCGGACTTGTCGCGTGTCGACGTTGCGACTGTGGTAGGAGCTGCGGAAACGAACAAATTGTTTGCGGATCTGACCGGTGCGACTGCAAGCACAGTCAACGACATACGGTTAGCGTTTGCAACACAGCACGTGCTTGAGAGAGACGCAAGAGCGGGAACGCGTTACGTCGAATCTCTGCAGGCACGATGGGGCGTAACGTCACCTGATTTCCGGCTTCAACGCGCGGAGTATCTGGGTGGAGGGTCGACGGCGGTAAATATCACGCCGGTTTCGCAGCAGTCGGCGCAAACAACACCAGTTGCAAATGACACGCTGGGTCATTTGTCTGGGTTCGGCATAGCTTCGGGTAATCACTCCTGGACGAAATCGTTCGTCGAACATGGAGTAGTAATCATCCTTGGGAATCTTCGCGGCGATATTTCCTATTCTCAGGGAATCGACCGCTACTGGTCAAAACAAACACGATATGAATTCGTGTACCCAGAGCTCGCAAATATAGGCGAGCAATCCGTGCTACAGGGTGAAATCTGGGCAGACGCTGCTACGCCAGCGAACAACAGCATCGTGTTCGGCTATCAAGGCCGATACGATGAACATAGGTTCCTTAACTCAAAAATTTGCGGCATTATGCGACCTGATGCACCATCTACGCTTGCCGCATGGCATTTATCGGAAGACTTCGCAACAGCGCCTACACTGGGCGATACGTTCATAAAAGCTAATACGTCTGTACCGTTGGATCGCGCGATCGCGATCCCGACAGAACCGCATATGATTGCGGATTTCTATCACCACATCAGAGCAGCCAGACCACTGCCGACGTTCGGCGTACCTGGATTGACACGACTGTAATGGGTGTATGGGACTTTCTTGGTTCATTGGGCGGCGCTGTAATCAGCGCGAAGGGTCAACAAAAGGCCAATGAATCGAATGAACGCATTGCAATGGAAAACCGCGCCTTTCAGGAGCGGATGTCGAATACCGCCGTATCAAGACGCATGGAAGACATGCGCAAAGGCGGACTTAATCCAATCCTCGCTGGGCGTTTCGATGCATCGACGCCGGCGGGGTCATTGGCGACTATGGGCAATGTCGGCGCGGCCGCTATGGCGGGTGCGGGGACTGGACAACAAATCTCAAAACAATCAGAGGAGAAAAAATTAATTAAACAGCAACAGGATAAAACGAAATCAGAAATATCGTTGCTAGCTGCCGAAAACGCAAAGAGACGTTATGAGGCAAATACTGCGCAGCAAATAGAAATTCAGATGAAGCTTCAAACTAAACTCGATCAGCAACTGAAGGTGCTGGACGCAAATATATATAAAGGCGCGGAGGGTAAAATCCTCCGTCGACTTCAACTGTTACAAGGGCCTGCAGGAACGGCGGCCCAAATTATGAGGGCACACTAAAATGTCACTTGAACTCGCAAAACTACGCAATTCGGACTCTCGAGAAAAATTAACGCGGGAACAAATAATCGGGCTTCGGGAGCCGCTGGACTATGGCGATGGGCGAACAAAACAATCGTTCAAAGACGAGACCGATATACAAAAAATTATGGCCCGTGCCGATAGGGCCGGGACCATATCTCACCTGGAAAAATTCGAAGGCGTGTA